GGTGACGTAATTAAGTTATCTAACGTTAACTTCCAATGGGACGCACAAAATAAACGTATGACCAACGTTGCTGACCCTGTGAACGCACAGGACGCAGCTACTAAGAATTGGTCAGAAACATCTATGTCTGCTCAGGTAGCTCAGGCTACAACACAGGCAACTAATGCAGCAACCAGTGCGACCAACGCTTCTACTAGTGAGACCAATGCGGCAGCTTCGGCTACAGCAGCGGCAGCTAGTGCGACCGCAGCAGCAGCTAGTGAAACAGCGGCTGAAACTGCTGAGACTAATGCTGAAACAGCTGAGACTAATGCTTCTACCTCTGCAACAGCAGCAGCTAGCTCCGCAAGTGCAGCTTCAACTTCAGCTTCTAATGCTGCAACATCCGAATCAAATGCTTCAACATCAGCTACAAACGCAGCTTCGTCTGCGTCTACAGCTTCTACAGCAGCCAGTAATGCTAGTACATCAGAAACAAATGCAGCTACGTCTGCAACTAATGCAGCTACAAGTGAAACTAATGCAGCTTCCTCTGCTACGGCAGCAGCTAGCTCAGCTAGTGCGGCAGCTACAAGTGAAACCAATGCGGCGTCTAGTGCGTCTGCGGCTTCGACTTCTGCGACCAACGCTGCAACATCAGAGACCAACGCAGCAACTTCGGCTACAACAGCAACAACTCAAGCTACTAATGCAGCAACTTCTGCGACCGCAGCTCAAACGGCTCAAGCAGCAGCTGAGGCAGCAGCAGATAACTTTGATGACACATATTTAGGAGCTAAGGCTTCTGACCCTACATTAGATAATGATGGTGACGCATTGACTGCTGGTGATTTGTATTTCAATACAACAACAGACAAATTAAGAGTCTATGATGGAGCAGCTTGGAATGATGCAGTAACTGACCTTACTAGTGTGGTTACTAAAACTAGTACAACAGGGTCAGCTGAGTTGCCATCAGGCACTACAGCTCAAAGAGATGGTTCTCCATCAGCTGGTTACATTAGATTTAATTCAGATGAAACATCCTTTGAGGGCTATGACGGTTCTGCATGGGGTGCAATCGGTGGGGGTGCATCAGCAGGTGGTGCAATTTATGAGAATAGTAACAGCATAGATGCTAGTTACACATTAACAACAAATACCAATGGCATGTCAGTCTCTCCAATCAGCATAGCTAGCGGAGTTACTGTAAGTGTGCCCAGCGGTGCAAGATGGGTGATTTTATAAATGGCTATTAAGATTAATGCAGATACAACTTCAGGTTTACAGCTAGAATCAGATACTTCAGGTATCATAGATATACAGTCTAATGGTACAACCAAAATGACTATTGGTACTACCATTGATATTCAAGGTAATGAATTAGTATTAGATGCTGATGCTGATTCTTCAATATCCTGTGCAGTAGATGATAAAATACTTTTTAAATCAGCAGGTGCAGATAGATTTAGAATAGACCCTGCAAGTGCTAATGGATTAACAAGAATATTTACTCCTGATGAAGGATTATTTGTGTATAGTGAATCAGCATCAGGTACATCACATGCTTTTTTCAAAGGTCACACAGATGCAGATGATATAGATGGAACTAATGCAACAGCAAGAGTTGTTATATTTGGTAATGGTAATATTCAAAATGCAAATAACAGTTATAGTGGATTTTCAGATGAAAGATTAAAAGAAAATATTGAAGATTCATCATCACAATGGAATGACATCAAATCAGTAAAAGTTAAAAAGTTTTCATTTAAAGAAGAAAGTCTTGATTCAGCAAATCAAATAGGTGTTATAGCACAAGACTTAGAATCATCAGGCATGAACGGTCTTGTAGAAACTATTGATAATGTAAAGTCAGTTAAATATTCTGTTTTATATATGAAAGCTGTAAAGGCATTACAAGAAGCTATGACAAGAATAGAAACACTTGAAGCAAAAGTAACAGCATTGGAGAATAATTAATGGCACTAACATTACATGGCACAGTAGCAGATAACACCGATTTACAAATAGCTAGTAATAATAATACTCCTGCATTTAGTGTAGAAATAGGGTCAGACCAAACAGGGATAAGTGATGCTACAGACACTAAAGTAAATTTTGATAGTGTAGAAACTCAACTAGGAGTTACTTTTGATACGACAAATAAAAGATTTACAGTACCATCAGGTGCAGGTGGACTATATTATTTTAGCTCCACAGTACAAGTGAGGTCAGAAACTAATTCAGATTTGGTAAGTATTAATCTGTACCTTTATAAAAATGGAGTAAAAACTCAAACTAATCCATGGAACTTTTCAACAGGTTACCCAAGATTATTTAACATGAATCTTTCTAAAGTACTTTCATTATCAGAGGGAGATTATATTGAAATCTATGCTTATCTAAATACAGCAGGTGCAGGTAGCACAAGGTCTTTTAAAGCAAGTGGCTCAAACTTTTCAGGATTTAAACTTATTACATAGGTACAAACATGCAACTATATGAAAAAATAATAGAACTTAGACCAAACTTAACCAAAGAAGATTTTACCATTGACAGAACAATTGTGTTACAAAATGATTCAGATGGTAATGGAGATTATATCAAAGAATGGAATCACCCAACTGAAACACAACCAACAGATGAGGAATTAGCATAATGGCTAGTATAAAACTAACAGGTGATACTTCAGGTGAAATAACAATCTCAGCACCTGCTGTAGCAGGAACTAATACGCTTACTTTACCTGCAACTACAGGAACTACTGTCGTTCTTAGTGGTTGGACTATTACTGAATCAGGTGGTGTTCTTTATTTTGCAACAGGTGGCACAAACAAAATGAAATTAGATGCTTCAGGCAATCTAACATGTGTTGGTGATGTAACTGCATTTGGTACAGTCTAATGCCTATAGTATCATCAGGAGCAGTTAGTCTTAGTGATATAGCTACAGAGTTTGGTGGCACACAACCACATTCAATGTCTGAATATTATTCAGGTGGCAGTAATGTTCCAACAGGAACACAAAATGCTAGTAGTGTAACTATTCCTGCATCAGGACAAATTTCATTAGCATCAAGTTTTCATGGCTCTGTTGCAGATATGTTGCCTTACTCAACTAACATGACAAGTGTTGGATTCAACTATGTGACTAATCCCGGAAATTCAGAAACAGCAGGTTTTTTTGAATATTCAGGTACTACTTATGGAGCATTATCTGATACAACAAAAATAGATGAAATTAAATATTTTAAATCAGGACTTAGTAGCACATCTATATTAGATTCAGGATATATTACACAGATATCTGATGACGAAGTATTTAGACGAGTTGATAAAGTAACAATAAATGGAATAACTTATTCAAGAAGATTTGCAATGATAAATAATAGAAACTTTTCTGCAAATGGAATCGGAAACTGGTCAAATTTTACATGGGAAAACAATGCTCCTAATGGTGGTGTAGATAGATATAATACTTCTTCAGGATTAATTGGAGAATCTCCTTTTAATACAACAACATCAAACACACTCACATATACAGAAGATTTAAGTTATTTTGCTGATGTAAATAGAACATTAGGTACACATACTCATACATATCAAACTACAGCAAATAAAACAAATATTATAACAGACCATGTAGAAGTATATTATGGATTTTCTACAGTATCTCATTCTGAACTTGCTCCTGCTACATTTGGTCAGCAGAATAGTTTTTCATTAACAAATCCTGATGATTCACAATGTACAGGAACAGTTAGAGGATTATATATAAGAAAAAAATCAAGCACACCACGAGATACTAATGTTACAACAATTAATTATTCTTTGCTTTTAGATGCTAACAAGAATTTTCTTAACAAGCATAGAAGAAATGGAGCTTTAAGTACTGTAGGCACAAGTGTAGGTGAACATCTTTTAAGAAATGGTGTCAAATGGTTTGACTTATCAGATGGTACTAACACCTTTAGAGTTGGTGCTAATGACCGAAAATTTGGTGATGCATGTCGTCCATTTCAATGTACAACAGTTAATGGCTCGGCAGGTTATTGGAGTACTTTAACTATAAATGATAGTTCATACAGTAGAAGTATTATGGGTGCTTATCATGTTTCAGGTGGCACAGCTAATACACAAGATATAGGTGGTACAAGTGGTTTATATACTTTCATGAAAAATATATATGATAATAGTGGCACTTTAAATATATTGGTTTATTAAGATGACAATAACATTTGAAAAAATAAATAAGATAGATGATACAACATTTGATAATTTGTATGCAGATAGTTTAGATGATATTAATTCAGGCACTATTGTTAAACCTGATGATGTAATAACAGATGAACAAACTAAACAACTTGTACACGATTCATGTTATTCAACTTATACAGTCGATGAAAACAGGTATTGTGTTTTAGCTAAAAAAGATGATACACCTTTTATGTGGATTGTAGGAACAAAAAATAATAATGTATTTAGATGGGAAACTGTTTTAAATGCAAAAATTGATGGCAGTCGAGAAATATTTGCAACACAAGAATTTCAAAATGCATATGCAGAATATTTAAAAAGTGTTGGTATAAATACATGGGAAATATTATGTGTAAAAGATAAAAGGGTAGACACTTATTTTATTAGACTACAAGATGCAGGTAAATGTCTTGGTAGTTATAATAGTGATGCTACATATACTAGACAAACTGATTTAGAGGAATTAAATAATACAGCAGCTTTGCATAAATGGGTGTTCTAAATGGCTCTCAATATTTTGTATACTGTTTATTTTGGATTAGCATTATATTCTTTTGTAGCACTATCATGGCTACAACTGTTTTACACATATATATTGTTTTACTTGCTGCTTGAAGTAGTAATGAGCTTATTTTTACATAGATGGGCTACACACAATCTTTGGAATCCACCAGTATGGTTTCAAAATATAATGAGTGTATTTTCAATGACTGCTTTATTAGGTACGCCTGTATCTTATAGTGCATGGCACAGAACGCATCATGCTACATCAGATACACCTAGAGACCCTCATAGTCCTAAGTATTCTAATTGGTTATATATTATATTTACACCTCATTCTCAGTATGCAGAACCAAGACGTGCAATAGATAGAATGAAAAACAAATGGCAATTATTTTTAACTAAGAATGAAACAGGTTTAGTATACGGATTTAATGCTATTCTTTTCTTAGTTTTATCTATAGATTTATTTTTGATGTGGGCAACAGCAGTAGCTATGACAACCTTTTGGGTTATGTTTGTTACTGGTATTATGTGTCATTCATATGGAAAAGATGAGCCATGTGATGTACCATACATGTATCCAGTGGCGTTCTCTGAAGCGTTCCATAAACAACATCATATTAAACCACAGTTAAAACACTGTAAGTACGACATTTGGGTATGGGTAATTACAAAACTGAGGTGGGTATGAAACATGCGAGATTAGTACAATTATTAGCTTTGCTAAATCATATTATAGCTATAGCGGGGTGTTATTATTTCCCTGAGTATATTGTATTTGGTTTATTCGCTTGGGCGTTTGTTAATATCTTTGGCACAAACATTGCCATACACAGGTTTATGGCTCATAGAAGTTTTGAAACAACTCCTATCAAAGCTAAGATTTTAAAGTATCTTACAATCATACCAGCATTTGGTAGTCCATTATCATGGACAGCTATGCACCGCTACCATCATATGTACAGTGGTAGTAAACAAGACAACGAATCCCCTGAGAATATAGGATATGTCAGAGCATGGCTTACATTGTACGACCCTATTACTGTTCCTAAAGAAATGGTAAAGGATATTCTTAAAGACAAAGATTATATGTTTATAACTAAGCATTATTGGACTTTATTACTTAGTTATATAGCTATATTGTACGCAATAGACCCATTATTAGGTATTTTTGCGTTCTCATTCCCAGCAGCTTGTGTATATCAGGCAGCTGGTGCGTTTGGTGTTATACCACACATGAAACAGTTTGGTTATATTGTGGTTAAACCCAACAAAGACTGCACGGCGGTCAACAGTCCCCTGACTTCTCTTATAAGCTGGGGTGAAGGTTGGCATAATTATCACCACACTATTGCAAAAGACTACAGACATGGTCACAAATGGTGGGAACTAGACCCACCCGCATGGTTTATAGAGAGGATATTTCTTAAATGAAAGTTACATTAGAACAACTAGCCGAAAAGCTAGACCGACTGGAGACAAAAGTAGAATCGTTACAAGAAGATGTAGCTAAAGGTAAGGGAGCTGTAAGTTTTCTTATGTGGTTAGGTGGTATAGCCGCAATTATTACTGGATATTTTTGGAGTAAGTAATGATACCTTTTGAAGTTATTACCATGTTAGGTAGTAGTTTACTTACAGGTGTATTAAGCCTGTGGTCAGCTAGTCAGAAAGACAAGGCAGAACAACAAAAGTATTTAATACAACGTGCTGAGGTTGATAGAGCAGCCATACAGGACGCACGTAATCACGGTGGACACTTTCAAAGTGTGACCCGTCGTTGGATGGCACTATTAGCAGTATTCTTTATTATATGTTTACCAAAGCTAGCCGTCTTTATAGACCCTTCTATTGCTGTACATTTAATGTATTTAGAGCAAGTTAAAGAAGGATGGTGGATATTTGGCTATACACAAGAGGTTACAACCTTTGCTGGTCTTACAGGTATAGTCATAACTAACGCTGACACACACTTTTTAGCGGCAGTATCGGGGTTTTACTTCGGTTCAGCTGCCGTAAGGAGATAAAATGACAGACCAAAATGAACAAATAGAAAAGATAGTAGAAGAGTTACCTGTATTACTGGTGGCTCATGCTTATAGGAAGCTCAAGTCAGGTGATGAAATATCTGCAAGTGAGATGAAGGTATGCTTAGATATCTGTAAGACTTACTCAAGTCCTGATATCGTAGAAAAAGCTAACAACATACTAGAGGACTTACCGTTCGACACAGATGAATAAGATAGATAACTTTAAGAACTTCTTGTATCTAGCTTGGAAACACCTCAATCTACCTGAGCCAACACCTATACAATACGATATAGCAGACTATCTACAATCTAAAGAGAAACGTATAGTAATAGAGGCTTTTAGGGGCGTAGGAAAGTCTTGGATTACTTCTGCGTTTGTATGTCACCAATTACTGCTGAACCCTCAGCGTAACATATTGGTAGTATCAGCTAGTAAAACGAGGGCTGATGACTTTAGTACATTTACACAAAGACTAATTGCAGAAATGCCGTTATTACAACATCTACAACCTAAGGATAGCCAAAGACATTCTAAGGTATCTTTTGATGTTGCCCCAGCACAGGCTTCACACGCCCCCTCAGTGAAGTCTATGGGGATTACGGGACAGCTAACAGGCTCACGAGCTGATATTATTATTGCTGATGACGTAGAATCTGCCAATAACTCACAGACTCAACTCATGCGTGACCGCTTAGGTGAAACCGTAAAAGAGTTTGACGCTATTATAAAGCCTAAAATAGGTCGTATTATCTTTCTTGGGACACCACAAACAGAGATGTCCTTATACAATGATTTAGAAGAAAGAGGTTTCAAGACACGTATATGGTCAGCATTGATTCCTAACCAAGCACAAAGGACTGGATATGGGCATAAATTAGCCCCTATAATCGCTGATATGGACGGAAAAGAGGGAGACCCTACTGACCCTGATAGATTTAATGAAATCGACTTAATGGAGCGTTTAAGCTCATATGGTAGGTCAGGCTTTAATTTACAGTTTATGTTGGATACTAGTCTATCTGACGCCAATAAATACCCATTGAAGCTTAATGACCTTATTATAGCCTCAGGTTGCAGCACATGGACAGAAGCTCCAGCCAAAATACAATGGGCTTCAGGTATAGACCAAATCAAAGCGGTTGACTCTGAGTTACCTAATGTAGGACTTAAGGGTGACTATTGGACTTCTTACCTATATATGTCTGATGAATTTACAGAGTTTGAAGGCTCAGTTATGTCTATTGACCCAGCGGGTCGAGGGGCAGATAAAACAGCCTATTGTGTACTTAAGATGTTACACGGTGTTCTTTATCTTACTGCCATTGGTGGTCTAGATGGTGGATACTCTGATGACACACTTAAGAAGCTAGCCAATATTGCCAAGAAACATAACGTCAATGATATCGTCATTGAGAGTAACTTTGGTGATGGCATGGCAACACAGCTTCTAAAGCCTGTATTGGCTGATATACACCCTTGTAATGTAGAGGAAGTACGTCACAGTATACAGAAAGAGAAGCGTATAATAGACACATTAGAGCCTATTATGAATACCCATAGGTTAGTTATTGATGATAAGCTTATCAAAGATGACTTTCAGTTAGACCCTGACCACCAGTTATTTAGACAAATGACTAGGATAACAAGGGATAAAGGTGCACTAAGGCATGATGACCAAATAGACGCCTTAGCTATTGCAGCTAACTACTGGGTAGAAGTAATGGATAGAGACCAAACATTGTCTTATAACCAACATAAAGAAGAAATGTTACAGGAAGATTTAGATAAGTTTATGGAACAAGCCATAGGCAGAGAACCAAAAGGAGATAGCTGGATATGAGCGACTGGATATACTCTGATAGAGAGTGGGAAGAAGTCAAAAACCGTATAGGTCAAATTGAATCTTCTAATCGCTACGATATTACAGGTGGAAGTGGTAATGCTTATCACGGTAGGTATCAGATGGGAAAACAAGTCATAAAAGATTCTGCTTATGCTTTAGGTTTACCTACGCCTGACTTAGAGGTATTTAAAAAATCTCCTCACATGCAAGACAAATTTATGAAAAAACACTATCAGATAGGCAATAACTGGCTTAATCAAAATAGTAAAGTATATAAAAACATGTCAAATGAAGATAAAAAGAAAGTGTTACCAATGCTTCAGTTTGGGGCTGGTAATGTGCGTAACTTTTTAGATAAAGGGATTATGTTTAAAGATGGAAATGGGACACCTATTACTAAGTTTAGGGATGCTTTTAATGGTTATGAGTGGGATGAAATAGACTCATACATAACTCTTGACCCTATAGTGGTAACTCCATCTGATGGACAATAGGTCGTCAAAGGTTTTTCTTCATTTTTCCTTTGGCGGCTCTTGTCTGTAAATATCTAGACAAAGGGTGGACAAAAACTTAAAGTACCCATATAAGATAAAACCCCTGTGCACCCCTAGCTATATATAGACAAGCTATCCTTCCTTATTACTTATTAATTATGATACTAATAGAAGTACTACTCATAGTTATTACTGGAGTCTTACTCCTTAATAGTCACTATATCAGAACCTATTGGTTGAAGCCTGAGATATCCATAGGGGAGTTTATTCT